ACGGAGCCGTAATCATCGTTATGACTCGATGGGCGAAGCGAGACCTTGTAGGCCAGATCATTAAAAACAGTGAAAAACAGGGTGTGGATGATTGGGAAGTGATTGAATTTCCTGCAATCATGCCTTCAGGAACACCTCTTTGGCCTTCTTTTTGGTCAAAAAAGGAACTGGAAGCCATCAAAGCTGAAATTCCTGTTTCAAAATGGGAGGCGCAGTACCAACAGAACCCAACTTCAGAAGAAGGCGCAATCATCAAGCGCAATATGTGGAAGATTTGGGAAAAAGAAGACCCTCCTGAATGTGATTACCTGATTCAGTCATGGGATACAGCTTTTGAGAAGTCAAACAGGGCCGATTACTCAGCTTGCACTACGTGGGGCATCTTTTATAAAGAAAACGCAGATGGGAAAATGATGCCAAACATCATCCTTCTTGATGCGTTTAAACGCAGAATGGAGTTTCCAGAGCTAAAAGAGAAGGCGTTGGAGATGTACAACGAATGGAAGCCAGATTCCCTGATAGTTGAAAAGAAGGCTGCTGGCGCACCATTGATTTATGAGATGCGACAGATGGGAATACCTCTTTCTGAGTACACCCCAAGCAAGGGCCACGATAAAATTGCCCGTGTAAACTCAATCTCTGATCTTTTCGCTTCTGGAGTTGTCTGGTGTCCTGATACAAGATGGGCTGATGAGTTGATGGAAGAGGCTTCGTCGTTTCCCCTTGGTGACCATGATGATTTAGTTGACTCCATGTCACAAGCTCTTATTAAATTCCGTCAGGGCGGCTTTATACAAATCAATTCTGACTATGAGGACGAGCCTATGAGGGGTAGGCGAGTTGAATATTATTGACATTGTTTACAGCACAAGATATGATGACTACTTTGATATAGGAGTAGTTATGCCTGCTGCAGCCGAAAGAAAATTAGCCAGAGATAGCGGAGAAACTCGTTTTTTCACTGGTCGTCCGTGTAAACATGGTCACATAGCTCATCGCTACACCTGTAGCGGTGTCTGCAGTGCGTGTGTATCAGAGAGGGCAAAGGAGCGCACGTACCAACCAAGGCCATTGGAAGAGCGCAAACAGACATTAGCTAGATGGAATGCTTCAACAAAAGGATATCAGGCAAAGTTGCGATGGAAAGAAAAAGACCCAAAGAATGCTTGGGCTTGTAGTGCCGCAGGTGGAGCTAGGATTCGCTCAAAGAAGTTTGGTCTTGTTTGTGATGTGGATAAGAGCTACATACGCTCCATCATCACAGATGTATGCCCAGTGTTCGGAACTCCGTTTGTTTGGTATGGAAATAATTTAAACGCACTAAGCCCGTCACTTGATAGAATCATCCCTAGCCTTGGGTATGTTAAAGGCAATGTAGTGGTAATTTCTGTGAAGGCTAACGCTATAAAAAGCAATGCGACACTTCAGGAAATTGAGATGGTTGCCAATTGGCTTAAGACCGTTACTTAAGAAGGATCATCATGGAAAAGTCTCTTTACAGTCTCCCTCAAGGAATGAATCCGTTTAAATCAAGTGATCAAACAGATGAGCCTACCGAGTTTGAGATTGAAGGCCAACCCACAGAGGCTTTGATTGTCATCGACGTTTCCGAAGATGGGTTCAGTGAAAACCTTGCAGAGACCATTGATCCGAAGGTTATGTCATCCTTGGCTGGAGACCTTGTCGGAGAAATTGACAACGACAAAGGTAGTCGTAAAGATTGGGAAAAGGCGTACACAGAAGGTTTAAAGCTTCTTGGGCTGCAGTATGAAGAGCGCACTGAGCCTTGGAATGGAGCCTGTGGGGTGTTCCATCCGATGATCACAGAGGCAGTCGTTCGTTTCCAAAGCGAAACTATCACCGAAACATTCCCGGCAGCAGGCCCGGTAAAGACAAAAATTATCGGGAAAGAGACCCCGGAAAAGAAAGAGGCTGCAGTTCGTGTAGAAGAAGACATGAACTATCAACTCACTGAAAAGATGGTTGAGTTCAGGCCGGAGCATGAGCGTATGCTTTGGAGCCTTCCCGCTACAGGTTCTGCGTTCAAGAAGGTCTACTACGATCCAAGTCTTGGTCGTCAGACATCCATATTCTGCCCTGCAGAGGATGTCATTCTTCCTTATGGCATATCTGAGATGCAGACAAGCCACCGGATCACGCATGAGATGCGGAAGACAAAGAATGAAATCATCAAACTGCAACAGGCTGGTTTTTACATCGATGTTGATATCGGAGAGCCGACAAAAGATAACAGTGAAATAGCCAAAGCCAAAGACAAAGAGACAGGATTCAGTGATTTAAACGATGACCGTTTTACTCTATATGAATGCCATGTTGATTTGGATTTGGAAGGATATGAAGATGAAGTTGACGGCGAACCAACAGGGATAGCCCTCCCATATGTTGTAACCATCATCAAAGGCACAAACACAATACTGGCAATCAGAAGGAACTGGGAAGAAGATGACGAACTCAAATCGAAGCGACAGCACTTCGTTCACTACCAATACATTCCGGGTTTTGGAGCTTACGGCTTCGGCCTTTTCCACCTCATCGGTGGGTTTGCGAAATCGGCTACCAGCATTATGCGACAGCTTGTGGACGCAGGAACACTATCCAACCTCCCCGGTGGTCTCAAATCAAGAGGTTTGCGAATCAAAGGTGATTACACCCCAATCTCCCCCGGTGAATTCCGTGATGTAGATGTCGGCAGTGGCACGATTCGGGACAACATCCTTCCACTCCCATACAAAGAACCAAGTCAGGTTCTTGCAGCCCTGCTCGACAAGATTGTTGATGAAGGGCGCAGATTTGCGGCTACTGCAGACCTGAAGGTCAGCGATATGTCTGCCCAAGCCCCAGTTGGTACGACTCTGGCTTTGCTGGAGCGTCAACTGAAGGTTATGACCGCAGTCCAAGCGCGTGTCCACTATGCGTTTAAACAAGAGCTTCGGCTGATTGCTGAAATCATTGAGGACTACACGGAGGAAGATTACTCCTACGAACCTGAAACAGGTGGCCCACAGGCCAAGAAGAGTGACTACGGGATGGTCGATATCATCCCTGTCAGTGATCCTAACGCAGCGACAATGAGCCAGCGGGTCATCCAGTATCAAGCTGTGATCCAGATGTCGCAGATGGCCCCGCAAATCTACAACCTTCCTGAATTACACAGAGGTATGTTGGATGTCCTTGGTATAAAGAACGCAGCCAAACTTGTCCCTATCGAAGAGGACATGACTGTTATTGATCCGGTAAGCGAAAACATGGCATTCCTAAACGGAAAGCCGACAAAAGCATTCCTGATGCAAGACCACGATGCCCACATCGCAGTACATCAGACATTCATGCAAGACCCAATGATTGCTCAGGTTATCGGGCAAAACCCAGCAGCGCAGCAAATGGGCGCAGCAATAATGGCGCATATATCAGAACACCTTGGTTTCTCTTACAGGAAGAAGATAGAAGAGCGCCTAGGTGTACCTATGCCGATCCCGAATGCAAAACTTGACCCTGAAATTGAAGTTCAGTTGTCTCGCCTTGTAGCTCAGGCATCTACACAGCTTTTGCAAATGAACAAAGCTGCAGCAGCACAACAACAAGCCCAACAACAGGCTCAAGACCCGCTAATCCAGATGCAGCAGGCTGAGTTGCAGATAAAGGGTCAGGAAGTCCAGATTAAAGCCAAAAAAGTCGATGCAGATATCGCCATTGCACAACAGCGTTTACAGCTTGATGCGCAGCAAAAAGGTGGGCCAGACCCGCGCATCGCGCAACAACAGGCAACGCAGCAAGCTCAACAAGCCCACCAGCAACAGTTGTCGATACAAGCGCAGCAGTCACAAGCGCAGCAGCAAGCCATGCAGCAGGCGGCAGCACTTAAAGCCCAGCAGCTTCAGCAAGCCCATCAGCATAAACAGCAAGCACATATTCAAGGGCTTACCCATAAACAACAAGCACACCAGCAGAAACTCGCAGCGCAAGCATTGGCTGCACAGCAGAAGAAGGAGTTAACCAATGGAAAGTGATGTTCTGAGTCTGCTTGTAAAGCAGATGGAAGATGAGAAAACAGCCATGAAGGATGCCCTTATTGAGGGTGCAGTTGGCACCTTTGATAAGTACCGTGAAATGTGTGGCCGTATATATGGGATCAGTATTGCCCAACGGATCGTAGGGGATATGCGGGTACGGCTTAAACAAGAGGACAAGTAGGAATCGGAAGGGCTATTCTGGGGTGCCCTCTGGTATTTTTCAAACCCCATGCGTTAAAGGAAATTATGGAAACTTTTGATATCGGGCTTAAGCTCGACCCAACGGGGCCAGTATCTGAATTACCAGATATTGACAAGGCAAAACAAATGCCTGAACCCGTGACCTACCACCTGCTGTGCATCCTTCCAGAGGCAGATTCCGCGTATGACAGCGGTATTCTCAAGGCGGACAAGACGGTGCAGTTTGAAGAGCTGCTTTCCCCAGTACTCTTTGTAGCCAAAATCGGCCCTGATGCGTTTAAAGATGAGAAGCGCTTCCCATCTGGCCCATCTTGCAAACTTGGAGATTTTATTATCGTCAGACCAAACTCTGGCACTCGGATGAAAATTCATGGCCGGGAGTTTCGGGTGATTAACGATGACTCAGTTGAGGCTACCGTACAAGACCCCAGATCGATTGGGAGGGTGTGATGGCTGATACTGAAAACACCTATGAAATCGAAGATGGCGTCATCCTTGACGGGGACACCAAGATTGAAGTATCTAACGCAGCTATTGAAGTTGTTGATGACACTCCCCCTGCGGATAAAGGTCGTACCCCGCTTCGGGAAACTCCTGCTGATGTGACTGATGAAGAGTTATCAAAATACTCCGATCAGAAACTCAAAGACAGGTTGGCGCATCTTGGCAAGGGCTACCATGAGGAGCGCAGAGCCAAGGAAGCGGCAGCGCGGGAGCGGGATGAGGCTGTACGGATAGCCCAATCTGTAGTTGCAGAAAACCAAAAGCTACAAGGGTCACTGGCTAATAACCAGAATGCTCTATTGGAGCAGGCTAAGAAAGTGGTTGGCTCTGAGATTGAAGATGCCAAGCGGGAATATAAGGTGGCTTATGAATCCGGAGATGCAGATGGAGTTATTGCAGCCCAAGATAAGCTTACTTCGGCCAAGATCAAAGCTGACCGTGTAAACAATTTTCGGCCAGCCCCTGTACAAGCGCCCCAAAATGTTGTACAAACGCAACCACAGGCTCAACAACCTCAGTTGGATACCAAAACACGCGAATGGAATGAGCAGAATCCGTGGTTTGGAAGTAACCGAAAGATGACCGCTTATGCTCTGAGCGTCCATGAAGACCTTGTTGAGTCAGGAGTTCAAGTCGCCAGCGACGAATACTTTGACAGTATTAACGCTGATGTACGAAAACGGTTCCCGGAGACATTTGCCGAGGGACCCGCTGGAGCTAAATCTTCCCAGCGCGCAAGGTCAAATGTGGTTGCACCCGCATCACGTAGTACAGCGCCCAAAAAAGTCGTACTTACACAAACGCAGGTAAACATCGCCAAGCGGCTCGGCGTTCCTTTGGAACTCTATGCTCG